GATAAACAAAAGGCGGATGACAAAAAGGCTGCTGATGAAAAGGCAGAATTTCAAAAGACACAAAATGAAAGTTTACTGCAAGCAAATGACACATATTTTAAGGCGGCACAAACACAGCTAATCGAAAGAAACGCATCACAAGCGGAATTTGATGCCCTTGAACTTGAAAGATTGCAGGCAAACTTAGATGCACAAAAAGCACTTAATGATGCTAATAGTGCAGAAGTTGTTGCAGCCGAAGCGGAACTTGCCGCTAAGAAAAAAGACATATACGACAAGGATGCCAAAGCCAAAGAGGACACAGAAAAAGCAAAACGTGCGGCTGAAATGGCAACCCTCGAAAGTGCATCGTCAATAATTGGCTCTCTCGGTCAGTTGTTTGGTGAAAGCGAAAAGTCGCAAAAGGCGTTTGGCCTTGCTCAAATCGCAGTTGACACCGCAAAGGCATTGACCGCAGCACAAGCCAACGCAATGGCTACCACACCCGACAACGTGGCGACAGGCGGTGCAGCAGGTTTTGCTAAATATGCCGCTTATGTAGCAATTATTCTTTCAAACGTAGCAAGGGCAAAAGCATTAATAAAAGGTAGTGGCGGTGGAGGTGGTGGCGGTGGCTCTGCTGCTGCACCTGCTGCCCCGTCATTTGCACCTACCGTTGGCGGTGGATTGCCCGATGAGCAGCAGTTCGGTGGAATGGGCAGGGTGTATGTGTTAGAGGGTGATATTACCAAAACCCAAACCCGTGTCCGCAGGTTAAGAAATACGAGCGTTGTTTAAACCTACTTTTAAAGATATGGACTTGCCAGTTTACAAAATCATAGTTAATGAGGATGACGATACCGGGGTTGATGTAGTTTCTTTCGTGGAACGCCCAGCAATACAAAAGGACTTCATGCTGTTTAATCAGCAGTTTGTGGAACCGGGTGCAAAGGAAACCGAGGATGAATTTATCAGCAGGTGTATTCCGGTCATGATTGGTGAGGGCATGGAACAAGAGCAAGCCGCAGCCGTGTGTTATTCTAAGTGGGAAAGCCGCAAGGAATTTGAAAGCTACGATGACTATCCCGAAGCCGCCAAAGAAAATGCAAAGATTGCACTACGTTGGGCAGAGGAAAACGGCTGGGGTGATTGCGGCACACCCGTTGGCAAGATAAGAGCAAACCAGTTGGCAAACGGTGAAGCCATCACCCGTGAAACCATTGCACGAATGGCAGGGTTTGAACGCCACAGACAGAACAGCGACAAAGAACTTGGAGATGGATGCGGTAGATTGATGTGGTTAGCGTGGGGTGGTGATGAGGGCATTGAATGGGCGAGCCGTAAACTGCAACAGATAGACATGAAACAAGCGTATTCAGTGCAGGATGAAGAGAAACGCATTGTGACTGGCCCAGCAATGTTGGCCGATTTACCCATTTACCGCTATGATGATGTACGTGGTGAGTACTATGTAACCTTTGATGCACCTACCATTTGGACTATTGCCAAAAAATTTGTCCGTAAAAACTTCTACAAGGCCGTAAATACCGACCACGAAACCCCGGTTGATGGTGGTGTCCACATGATTGAGAGTTACTTTATTGACCGAGAGCGTGGTGTTATGCCACCCAAAGGATATGAGGATGCCAAAGACGGTAGCTGGTTTCTCACCTATTTAGTGGACAATGACGAATTGTGGGCAAAAGTCAAGGCAGGTGAATGGAAAGGGTTTTCGGTTGAGGGGTTTTTTGACATGGAAGAGCAAGACGAAGTCGTAACCCTGATGCGTGAAATAGCTGCCATGCTGAAAAATTTTGCATAGGTTTTTGGTCTTGTACCTTTTATGGTATGGATTTCAAAACAGAACTTAACGAAATGAAAAGCGGACTTGCGGCTTTTATGGCCGAAGTAAAGCAGCGTTTCAATGAAGTTCCTGCACCCGTTGAAGCTGCGTTTGGTGAGTTGACTTTGGTTGACGGTACAATCGTAGTATTTGACGGTGACGAATTAAACGTGGGTAGTATGTTATCGGTTAAAACAGAGGAGGGCATTGTGCCTGCCCCTGATGCCGTACACGAAACCACCGATGGCCTGCTTGTAACTACAAAAGACGGAGTTGTTGAACTTATCGAAGAGAAAACAATGCCCGTTGAGGAAGTTGAGGTTGAAAATCAATTCGCATCGCTGGAACAATTTGATGCTCTGCGTGCCGCCAATGAGGAAATGGCAAAGAAAATCGCCACCCTCGAAACCGCCCTTATCAATGTGTTGGGCAAAGTAGAAGAAACTTTCAGCGTGTTTGAAAAGTTTGCATCTGCTACACCTGAGCCGACCAAAAAGCCAATCGGTGCAGTAAAGAAAAATCAACAGGACAACTTCAATGGCTTTTTGTCCGCAATCAAAAAAAACAAATAATTAAATAATCATGGCATTTGACGTATCTGGTTTATCGAATTACACCAAAGAGGAAAGCTTACAGCTTCTGACCAAAGCTATGTTCACCGCTAAAACAGCTTCATTGCTGCAAGGTGCTGGACAGGTTCTCCCTGGTATCAAATCGGCAGAAATTCTGCCCCTGCTTTCAAGCGAAGTATTTTTCCAATCCGACAGCTGTTCTTATAGCAGTAGCGGCACAACCACCCTGTCACGCAGAACGCTGACCGTTGGTAAGTGCAAGGTGCAGGAAACTCTTTGCCCGAAAGACCTTGAAACTAAATACACCCAGAAAGCACTTGCTGCTGGCGAAGCTATTGACATGGGCGTATTCACTGAACAAATCGGTGCTGAAAAAGCAATGGACATTGCCGAAGCCCTCGAAACTGCTATTTGGCAGGGTGATGCAACTGGTGGTGCTGGAAACAACGGTTTTTGGGATGGCTTTTTGACTATCCTTGACGACCTCGGTTTTGGCGGCGCTGGCGACCCTATCCGCGGTAACGTGGGTGGTGCTTACTCTTCAATCACTGCTTCAAACATCGATGACATTCTGGGTACTATCTACGGTGTTATTCCTGCTGCTCTGCTTGACAAAGCCGACCTGTTTATCGCAATGGGTACTGACACCTTCCGTCTGTATCGTCAGTGGTTGGTTGGTGCAAACTTGTTCCACTACTCGCCCGCTGAAATCCAGAGCATGGAAATTGTTGACCCTATCACAGGCATCCGCATCTATGGTTTGAACGGTATGAACGGTAGCAACAAAATCGTTGCTGGTTTGTGGAGCAACTTCTTCTTAGGCACTGACCTGATGAATGAAGAAGAAAACTTTGAGTTTATCTTCAACCCATTTGAGCGTCGTGTGCAGTTCCACGCTGCTTTCAAATATGGCTGTCAGATTGCATGGCCTGAGCAGGTTGTTTACTTCAAACTCTAACCGTTTAGTAAGTTACAAAATAGTAAGTTTAACCCGGGGGGTGGGGATACAACCTCACCCCCTTTTTAATAAAAAAAAATTAAAATATGTGTCAGTTAACCACGGGCTTTGTACTTGACTGTAAGACAGCAAGTGCAGGCATTAAGACCATTTGGCTTGTTGAATTTTCAGCGAAGTCAACCCTCACTAAATCAAGCGGAGAAGTATCCGCCCACACCTTGTCAGGTGGCAAATCTTATTTCAAGTACGAACTTGAAAAAGAAACTGCCTCTATGACTTGGCGTACTATTCCCTCAACCGAGAACGGCACTGTATTTTACGAAGCCGACCTTGTTGCTCGTCTGCACAAAGTAACAACCGCCCAGCGTAACGAAATTAAGCTGCTGGCACAGAACAGAATGTTGGCCATTGCCCTTGATGCAAGCGGTGACTACTGGCTGTTGGGTGCTGACTATGGTGTTCAGTTGCAGCAGAGTGAAAGCAATTTCGGTCAGGCATTTGGTGACTTCAAAGGTCATGTGCTGAACTTTTTGCACAAAGAAACCGACCTGCCTTTGAAAGTTCAATCTTCTGTTGTAACTTCGCTCGCTCTCGGTTCTTGATTGATTTGAGTGTTTCATGCAAAGGAGGTCACCTACGGGTGGCCTTTTTTGTTTAACATCAAATCTACCTACTTTTATAGTTGATGTTATACATCACAAAAAGCGGCACACCTGAACTTATAATCACGGGCAAAGAGAAAGTGACTATTTCTCCCGTGTATTATTTATTGGTGTTCGAGAGCGAAATGTCGCAGGAACGCAAGGCATTTATCGTGTCGGACAGCAGCACAGCACCCAACAGATATCAGCTATTTTCATTTGTTGAGGGTAGCAGCACCGCCAAAACGCTTGCCGTAGGTACGCATTATTGGTCATTATACGCACAAACTTCACCGACCAACACAAATTATCTGCTGGCAAACGAGGAAATCGACAGAGGCCTTGCATATGTTTCTACCAGCCACACCCCATTTAATGACCACGAGGTCAACACAACGATTAAACAGCACAACGTAGGATGAGTTTTGAACTATTACGCATAAATTTTGCCGAAAGCAAGTTGCCTGTATTCAAAGAGAATAAGAATAAGGGCATAATGTATTTTGGGGAAGCCAACGATTTCCCACAGCACCTATTGGAATTTTACAAC